CAAGGAAATTGCCAATCGGCAATTTATCAAGATCACGGCAGTGTTTACGCGGGATTTCCCCATTGCCAAGTTGTCAACAATGACTAATGGCACGGTGACGGCTGAATTGGCTAACGGGAAAGTTTACACCTTGACTGGTGCTTACTTGGAAGGGGAAACCACCACCAATGGTGAAGACGGCGAAACCGAGTTGGAATTTAGTGGGGTTAGCGGCATATGGCGTTAATATTTAAACCGTTCGTGGTGAGCCTGTCGAACCATGAACATCAACGCCCTTCGACAAGCTCAGGGCGAACGGTGATTTATGCTGATTAAACTTACCAAGCCTATCAGGCACGGCGATGACACCTACACCGAACTGGAACTGCGTGCGCCTACGATTGATGACATTTCTGACCTGGGCGACCCTTACTTGATCGTGGTGGGGGATGGTGAAACGCAGATCAGGTTGCAGCCCAAAATCATCCTGAAATATGCGGCGCGGTTGAGCGGCTTGCCACCGAGCAGCCTAAAGGAAATCAGCATCCAAGACCTGAACAACCTGAAGGCGGCGGTGCTGGGTTTTTTGGGGGATACGCCGGAAGTGGAGCCGACCTTACCGACCGCGCCTTTGAAGTCGCCCGTTTCTTTAACATAGACCCGGACAAGGTGTTGGCGATGCCGTTGAATAGGTTTGATCTGTATTACAGGCAGGCGGAACGGTTGGCTAAGTTAGAAGCAGGATAAAGACAATACTTATGGGCGATTTTACGTTAAAAGCAATCATCCTAGCTACGGATAAATTATCGCCTGTACTTGCCAAGCAAAGCCGTGCCATCCGCTCTTGGAGTAAAAGCTTCAAGCAGGCTGGGGCTGGGGCGGTGCCAATGGCTGTTGGCCTGGGAGCAAGTTTAGGGATAGCTACCCGTGAATTTATGCAGCTTGAGGATGCCAGCACCCAGTTGCAGAACACGCTGATGACCAATGATGGTGTGACGGCTGGGTTTGAGGAGCTTAGCAAGATTGCTGTAACTCTCGGGAATCGTTTACCTGGGACAACAGCTGATTTTGCCAGTATGGCTTCGCAGATGAAGGCATTGGGTGTATCAACGAACAGTTTAATTGGTGGTGCTTTGGAAGCGGCAGCTAATCTTGCTGTAGTCGGAAAGCCATTAGGAGTGACATACGACCAGGCGGCGGAATCCATCGGCAAATTGTCCAACGCATTTGGTATAGCCGACAAGGATTTAATTGAATTTGCAGACACAATTCAAAAGTCTTTGCATCTCGGAATCGAATTGGAGCAGTTTCAATACGGCATGGCGCGTATTTCCGGCCCATTGAAAGCGGCTGGTATGCAGGGCTTACAAGTCGCCAAGGACATGACTCCATTGTTGGGTATGTTGATCAAGGCGGGTGTCAGTGGGGAAGAAGCTGGGACGGGTATCAAAACCATGATTACGGCGGCGATTTCAGAAAATCGCTTTACCGGTGTTAAAGGTTTGGTGGCTGATTTGGAAAAGCTGAACAAATTGCCAGTTGCTGAAAAGATGGCAAAGCTGGGGGACCTGTTTGGCGAACAGCACGCAGGCAAGGCCGCTATCGTGGCGGCGGGTGGATATGCCGAACTGGTCAAGCAGATGGAAAAACAAGCGAGCTTGCAGCAACGCATAAATAATTCCTTGGGGACGTTAACGAATTTATGGGACGCTGCCACGGGCAGTTTCCAAAACGTGCTGGCGGCGTTTGCCAGCAGCTATGCGCCCGAGCTAAAAGAGTTGGCGACAAGTTTAAACAGCATTGCCAGTAAAGCCTTCGATTGGGTCAATGCCAACAAAGAGATGATCAACACGGCGATTAAAATGGCAGCGGTGTTTGTTGGTGTTAAATTGGCTTTTTATGCGGTAGGTGTTGCCCTGGCGTTTGTGTCAAGGCTGATGAAGATGAACTCATTTGGTTTGTTTTTGCAAGCAGTAGCATTAGCTGCACCGTTGATTATGGCGCACTGGGGTGAGATAACCAGTTTTTTTAAATCTAATTTCGGTGGCGCAATTGATTGGGTCATCGCCAAATGGCAATCTTTGGTGGCGATGGTGTCCAGCGGCATTGAGGTATTCGCCAATGCCATCCATGGTGTGCAGTCCATGTTCTCATCGGTCGGCAATATGATACCCAGTGCCAATGGTATGACCCTGCCAGGGCAAAGCATCCAGCGCAAACCGATTGTGAGCAACCACGGCTTTAAGGGTAGTTTGGATATTAACCACGTCAATGCGCCGGCTGGCTTTAGGGCTTCGCCTGTGCAGTCTAAGGGACCTGTGCGGGTTAACCAAAATGTTGGCTATAATTTTATGGTGACGGGACATTGATTAGGGGTGAGCTTTGAAAATAATAACCAACCAAGAATTTTTAGCAAAACCGTCTGGAATTTTATTTGCAAAATATAGGCCGCAAAATTTTGGCAGTTTGTGCATTAAAGGCGACACTTTTGGCGGCAATGACTTTACCTATTGTGAAGCTGTGTTTGGGTTTGATTGTACGGACGATTTAGATCATTTCGAAGTGCTAGATCAAGCTGAAAAAAATGGCACGTCCGTGCCGATGGCGTTTCAGCAGTATCAACGCGATAGCATGTGTGATGCTAATCAGCTTTACGCGGTGTTTGAAAGAGACGATCTTGTTGAGTTTGTCGCCGGTTTGCAAGATTTACTGCCAGCCCATAATTGATGAGCGCACTCCAAGACCAACTCCGCCCTGCCAGCTTTCGGGGCGTGCCATTCCAAGTGGACGGCTCGGACATGGAAACGGGGCGGCGGGTGCAGGTCAATGAGTATCCGCAAAAAGATAAGCCTTATGTGCAAGACCTTGGGCGTTCCACGCGCAACCTCAAGTTTGATGCGTTTGTCATTGGTGCGGATTATGTTGCCAAGGCCAATGCGCTATTGGGTGCGCTGGAAGAGTTTGGCAGTGGGCAACTTATACACCCGTGGTTTGGTACGCTTAAGGTCAATGTCACAAGTTGTTCAGTTGCTTTTGATCGTGGCTTGGGTCATGCCAGGTTTTCATTAAGTTTTGTCGAATCCGGCGATCTAGAGTTTCCCACGGCTGCCGATTCCACGGCGGAACTGTCACGCACGGCGGCGCAAGGGCTGGAAGATTCCAGCACAAGTTGGTTTGGTGGCGTGTTTAAGGTGGCGGGTTACGTCCAGGATGTCAGCGACAAGGCGTTAGGGGTTTATACCAATGTTATGTCTGCACTGGGTAATCCGGCGTTTGCGTTGGCAAGTTTGACGGGTTACGGTAGCTTGTTGGGTAATTTAACCGCACTGCAATCGGTGTTTAATAATCCGCCTGGCTTAGGCTTGGCGTGGGCATCGTTACTTAATCTAAGTAGCATGGTCAGTGACGGCAAGATTGTTAACAGTGGTGCAGTGGATTTGCCGATTGTTAGGGGTTTAATCCGAATGGTTAGCAATCCGGCATTGGTACAGCCAACGATAGCCACGCCTACGACGGCGACCGCCGCACAAATTTTAACTAATCAAAAAGCCATCCTTGCCAACACCAGGCATTTGCTATTAGTGCAAGCGGTGATGCTGTCCAGTTATTTACGAGCAGACATTTACGACGATACTCTGCAAGCCAAGAACGAGCTGGCGGCTGCATTGGATACAGAAACCTTGCTAGCAACCAATGATGACGTGTACCAGGCGTTGATGGCAGCACGCAAAGCCATGTGGAATGATTTAACCGTTCGCAGCCGCAACAGTGCGCGGCTATTGACCATTACCCCACCGGATGTGTTGCCAGCAGTGGTGATTGCTTACGATCAGCACGAGGATGCAGGGCGGGATTTGGAAATTGTGGCAAGGAATAAATTAAGGCATCCGGGCTTTGTGCCGGTTTTGCCAATTAGGGTTTTGAGTGCCTAGCGATACCGTTACTTTGACCGTCAACGGTAAAGACTATGCTGGCTTTAAATCGGTGCGTATTGAAGCAGGTGTTGAAAGGGCGGCGCGTAGCTTTGAAGTCAGTGTTACTGACAGGTGGCCTGGCAGTGCAGAACAGGTCAGGCGCATTAAGCCCGGTGATGCGGTAGTTGTTAAGATTGGCAATGACGTGGTGTGTACCGGGTTTGTTGATGCTGTTCCTGTTAATTATGACAGCAACTCAATAACCATAGACATTCGCGGTAGAAGCAAGACGGCAGATTTGGTCGATTGCGCTGCCGACAACCCAACCGGGCAATTTAAGCAATTGAAAGCCGAAGCCATTGCCCAAAAGTTGGCGGGGCAGTATGGCGTTAAGGTGGTGGCGGAAACGGATACAGGCAATGCCTTGACCGACCATCAAATACAGCAAGGCGAAAGCGCGTTTGAGTCGTTAGATAGGTTAGCAAAGCATCGCCAAATCCTAATGACTGATAACGGCAATGGCGATCTGGTCATTGCCAAGCCAGGGTCTGGCGGCAAGGCAGCAAGCAGTTTGGAGTTGGGTGTTAATATTTTATTGGCCTCCGCTGGTTTTGATTACTCCGAAGTGTATACAGATTACAGTGTTAAAGGCCAAAGTAGCCGTCAAGGTAACGATGCCGATTGGGATGCCAACAGTGCCGCACAAATGGCTAGTGCCAAGGGGTCTGCAAAAGACAGCAGTTTAAAACGCAGGCGGGTGTTGGTGGTGCGCCAAAGCGGGCAAGCCGACGGCAAAACCTGCCAAGACCGTGCCAATTACGAGCAGCGGGTGCGCGCTGCTAAAGCGGGTGAGATCAGGTACAAAGTGGTTGGATGGCGGCAAAAAGATGGTAGTTTGTGGCGACCTAATCTTACTGTGGCAATTAAAGATTCGATTATGCAAGTGAATACCGAGATGCTAATTTCCGAGGTGATTTGGACGTTAGATGATGGTGGCATGATTGCTGAGTTGGTTTGTATTTCGCCGGATGCTTTTTTAAAAATCGATGCCTAGTCCAATCGCCCAAAAAATCGCCAACCTGCTTGCCCGTGGGGCGGTGACGTTGGTGGATGCGTCCAAGAAGCTGCAAACTTTGCAGGTGTCGTTGCTGGATAACGAGGCAAAAGACACCGTAGACCATCTGGAGCCTTATGGATTTACCAGCAACCCGCCTGTTGGGTCTGAGGTGTTGGTGATGTTTGTGGACGGCGACAGGTCGCATGGCGTGGTGATTTGTGCCAGCGACCGCCGGTTTAGGCCGTTGAATTTGTTGCCTGGGGAAGTTGCCCTGTTTGACCAATGGGCGCATTTTATCAAGTTCACCCAAACCGGCATCGTCATTAGCGGTAATGTGACTATCACGGGCAATGTGGCGACTACGGGGACCTTGCAAAATAATGGCAAGGACGTTGGTAGTACGCATAAACACTCAGGCGTTACCACCGGTGCTGGTAACACAGGCAATCCGATCTAATGACTAACGAACCACTAACCCTGATCATCGACGGCGTGGCGGCTTATGCGCCGGACGTGTATGACGATCTACCGCGTGCGGTGTTGATTTCGCTGTTCAGTTGGCGGCGGGCAAACGTGGATGATGATTTGCCGAGCGGTAATCGCTTCGGCTGGTGGGGTGATACGTACCCGCAAATTGACAATGACCGCATCGGCTCGCGCCTGTGGTTGCTAAGCCGTGCCAAGTTGACCGCTGAAACTGTGTTAAAGGCGAAAGAATATGCCGATGAATCATTACAGTGGCTGGTTGCTGATGGCGTTGCTGCCAAAGTTGAGGTACAGGCAGAACGACAAGGCTTGTCACGCTTGGCTTTGGGCGTGCGTTTGACCCGTGGTGACAAGCGGGTTCTGGATATACGTTTTGTGGATGTGTGGGATTATTTGAATGCGTTTTGATTTGTTGAATAAATAATTATGTCTTATAACCGACCCGCCCTGTTAGACCTGATCAACCGAACTCGGGATGATGTTGTCTCGCGTTTGCCATCGCCGGAAGTGCTTAGGCGTTCTGATGCGGAAGTTTATGCGCGTACCTTGGCGGGGGCGGCGCACGGGCTTTACGGTTACATTGAATGGCTGAGTCGGCAAGTTATTTACGACACTGCCGATACGGATATGTTGGAGCGGTGGGCAAGTATTTGGAGCATTAGCCGCAAGCCTGCGACTGCTGCAACCGGAACGGTGACGTTTACTGGAGCCAGTGGGGCAACGGTGTTAGCGGGTGCGGTGCTGGTGGCGTTTGACGGTCAACTGTATGCGACCGCTGCTGATGCAACGCTTGCCAGTGGTACAGCGGTGGCTACAGTGACTGCTGTTACCGCCGGGGTTAAAGGCAACCGCTTGACCGGGCAAACGTTTACCTTGCAATCCCCTGTGGCTGGTGTTAATGGCAATGCCGTTGCCGGAGCGATGACAGGCGGTGCAGACATTGAG